CAACTCGATTACCTCAGAAAGTACTTTGGTTATGTTATCGGCGATTTGGTTTTCTTTTTCGGTCATCTTGAATATGCTAACATGGTTGAACCTTCAATTAATCGGGTAGCGCAATAACGAACGCTGTCTAAGGCGTGATCATGCCCCGCTACTGGTATACTTGCTTTCTTATCATTCCATACGTAGTTCCTCAGTTCGTGCTTCAAATTGTAGCTTTCAGGGGTAACGACAAATTGAAACTTACTCAATTCCCGTATGCCCTCCTTGATGCTGTCTTTGCCCTTGCTTGCGTTCTGCATGTTCAATCCATTACGGGCAAACATTTCGATCAATCGCGGCTCGCTTGTATCGTTCACCACTAATGCGTTGGGTTCTACCCGGTCAAGCATTATTGCCAGTGCCGCTTCGTCGCTCAGGCTCGTCTTGTATATTTCCTCGTGCATGTAGATCCGCATTGTCTTTGTATCTACTGCTACCTTAACCAGTGCCAGCGGGTCAGGGAAGAAGCCCAGGTCAAGCCCGTAACCAAAAGGTAATGATTCATCGAACTCGCCTTCCACCCAATTGGGATAAATTACGCCCTCCTTTTTCGTCAGCCATTGGCCTAAGTAGCGGTGGGCGTAGGCATCGGGGTTTTCTCGCTTAAGCTTTTCAATCTTGCTCAGATAGTCAGCACTCAAATTTTCCAGATTGTCAAGGTACGTTGTGTGGATGTGGGTAATGTCTGGATGTGTGCTTATCGGTATCTGGAAGCCTTGAATTGTCTCCATGTAGTGCGATTTCTCAAACCACCGTTGCCATATCCAATGCTCGCAGTCCTGCGGATTCATAACCAATACAACAACATTTGGAACGCCCTGTAACCTGATTGAATCGTCGATGGTATTGAATGCTGATTCATCAACAAACTCTTCCATCTCTTCTCCTATCAACCCTGTCAACCCGTTGATTGATTTAAGCTTTGCGGTCTGGTTTCCACTGCTGGTTTTGATACCGGAAAAGATAATTCCCGATCCCGTTACTTTAGATTCAATGAACGTTTTTGTAATCTCGAAATTCTCACTTTCCCCTAGTTTGTAGATCTTCTCTTCAAACTCAGGGATGATTGAAATTTCAGCACTTTGCATTGTGTAGCGCGTGTATAGCAATTTCCACCGCTGGTATCTGGAAGTTCGGTCACATGCCCAAGTAGAAACGGCAAACGATTTTTGAGATCCCCTGCCACCTGTAATGAGAATGTAACGTTTATCACTCGCCCACAGCGGGTGGTACTTCCCGTTTATTCCCGTATTGATCCCGTTCACTACCATCAGTATCAGTAAAAAAGATTCGATTTGGGTTAATGCTTTCGCCTTTAGTTCTATGGTCGATTTGCTGCATTGATAGTGCGGAAAGTTCTTCCGGTGTTGCTAGTAGCTTATACAAGCCCATTTGCAAGGTTGCGTTATCACCCTCTTCCCATCGTGACCTAAGCGCAACCTTTTTTGCAGTTTTAACTTTGTGCAGCGCGTTTTTTATATCGTCCGATTTGTCAAGCCCTTTGTCATAAAAGGTAGTTCTTGAGCAAGGCAGGTAAGCACACACGTCATCAATAAAAACAAGCCCATGCGCCTCTATTAGGGCAATAGATTGCTTTTCTAAGTCCTCAGCCTTGTATGTCACTATTCCTTTTGCCTTGCTCATGATTGTTTAATTAGGAATTTTAAACTCAAAACTATAAACCCCCCTCAATAAACTATCCCACATCTGCTCCAAATACGCCTCTCCATGCTCCTGGTACATCCGGTATTCTTTTACGAACTGGTGGTCAAGATAGCCCGCTCTCTCAAACGATTGGAAAAAGGTTATCTTCTTGCGCCTGAACTGCTCCCAACTACGATACTGGAAGTGGTTCAAGTAAACGTCATTCTCTTGAAATGCTGTCATTTCTTCAATACGGTGGTTTCCTATGCTAACATTCCAATGCGGTAGAAACTGCCCAAATACTTTCTTATGCCCAGGCTCAAACCAGTATACCCCGTTTGGCATCAGGTTCTTGTATTGGTATTCAGCACACCAATAGGCCGGCTTGTATTCATTCCGTGAAGCAATCCAATCACTAATGTTGTAGAACGGAGTTTCGGACAGATTTAACGTTTCGTCCGCATCAACTGGAAACAGCAAATTGAACCCTTCGTTCAAGGCTTTTGCTTTCATCTGGTTCACAATTTCCCATTGCGGAAAATCGTTGCGGTCGGAATGCATCAGGAAAATATCAGCCTTTTTGCGATATGCTTCCACAATGTCCACTGATTCATCGGCACTACCGTTATCACAAAGATAGAACTTTTCTACCCCTTTTTCAAGCCATGCGTCGAACCAATGCGGCAAAATGTCGGCTTCGTTTTTGAACATTGTTAGTGTGGCTATCATGCTGGTTAAGTTATTGATTATTGTAAAAATATTCAAACTCTTTTGTTATTTCTCGTTTTTTTATCAATTCAACAAGCTCTTTTGCCTTATTAAGCCTTTTCCATATTTTATTATTGTTGTCTATCCATGTTAATTTTAGGCACTCAATTTTGTATTGTGCGGCCATTTTTCTATTAAAAACCCATTTAGAATTATCTTCCATGTATTCCTTCAAGCTTTGGACACTCATCCAGTTAGCTATATTGCTTGGCAAACGGTCAAACTCAATATGGAATCTGCTTACATCAATTTCGATGCATGATATTTTGTAATCTTTTATTTTACTTAACTTAACTTCATCAATAAAATGAGTATTAGCTATTTCTATGAATAAAACAGGGTTACCATTTCTTAATATAGCAACGTCTGAAACTATGTCGTTGTATTTATATTCGACTGCTATATCAAAATTTTCTAAATTAAGCAGTAGTTCTTCAAAATAAAAACCATGATGGCTATTATATCTACTGTCAATATAACGAGGTAATTTAAATTTTCTGATTTCAAGAAAAGAAAATTTGCACATGTAATGAATCATGCTTTCGTATGCATGTTCGCAATCTGCGTTTAAATGTGCAAAATGATGCGATTTAATTTTACCTTTCTTCGCAATCATTCTTACGCCACAACCAGTACACACACAACCGCATTCTAAACCGCTTTCAACATTAGAAATGTGAGTCAAAACCCCATCTTTTAAAGCAAAAACGACATCAGTATCTTCTAATTTCATACCTCCCATCTTTTCCCGGTCATCACAGTCCCCCATTCACAAACCGTTTTGTTAAGCGAATGAAATTTTAACCCATGCTGCTCAAAAAACTCAATCCATTTTTCGACGGGCTTAATGTTAATATGCCCCCAATCTTCATCAGCCTCAGGCGTGGTATAATTGGGCGTTGAGGTGAAGAAGAACCACTTTCCTTTTTCGGCTATCTGCTCAACCAAAGGGATTAACGTTTCGTCAACAATATGCTCAAAAACCTCGACGCTGTAAAAAGCATCATACTCGCCATCTATCCCGAACTGGTCAGGTACGCCCAAAATATAAGCATCAGGATCAATACCGTTTTCGATTGCAAAATCTCGCTCATACGGGTTGATGTCGTACCCCTTGGCCTGGATGCCTACATTTTTTGCGCCTTGCAGGAAGAACCCAAGCCCGCTACCGATTTCAAAAGCTGTGCGCACGCCTTGATTGTGTAGCCACTGCGCACCCTGTTGGTGAAGGTTAATAAGCCCCTGGTAGTCTTTCGTTGTGTAGCCGTTTTTTACTTGAGTATCGAAAAAATACTTGTAATAGTCTGTTGTGTTGTAGTCTTTCATAAGTTTTCAAGTATTTCAACACGTTTCAAATTGAGTTTCTCCACATCTCGATTTTCGGTTATCCATTGTCTACCTTCCTCTATTGTGATGTGGTAATCTGGATCATCCTTCAACAACCCCATGAACTCCTTAATCAATCCTGCGGCACTATCGTAATGCCTTACACCAGGGTGTGCAAATTCTGCGAACCCCGCCGGGGCATACGGCACAATCCCGGCGACCAGCATTTCCATCGCAAAAATATTGCTTTTGGCGTGGTTGAATGGATGATCAACCAGCGGAAAAACTCCATAATCCGCTCCAGTATTTCGCAATTCCTCAAAGTAGTGGAAGACAAATGGCCGCCAATCACGAGACAAAATGCCTGGGTAATGGGTTTCTACGTAGGCTTTCAAGATCCCAATCCAGCCAATGTTAGTGGTTTCATTCAACGTCGCCCACTTCCAGAAAGAATCAACTGTTTTCAGATCCTCCATGTGGGTCATCGACCCCCTCCAGAGGATTTTCAAAAGCCTGTCTGGGTTTAGGCTACCATCAAATTCTTTAGGTCTTGCCGCTTTGATTCTTGCAGCTGGGTTAGTTTGTATCTTGTCCGTGAAAGGCGTGGTCTTGAGATCTACCCCGTTTGGGATAATAGTTATATCCCAATGCCACTGCTTAAATGCCTCTTTCAGTACGGGCGTAGATACAATCACGTGGTCTGCATACTCGAAAGAATCAACTACGGTTTTCTTAACATCATCCCGGTTGAAGTGCGAGCTTGCCGGGTTTGTCAGCGGCACATTGGTCAGTAGGTCATCGTGATCGAAGATAACCTTCCCATCGCGGCGCATACGCTTGTAATCCCGGATCAGCCCCAACATGGAATCGCCATTAGGCCGCGAAAAAATCATCACATCGCACTGGAAATAATCTTCCCACTTGCTGTCGGGGCGAATGTTTACGATTTTGTATTTTGGGTGTGCTTTTGAAAGCCTGGAGAATGCGCCTAAAGTCCGGTAAAAATCCGTGGCGGGTGATTCATTATTTACTAGTATTCCTATTGTCATTTGGTTTGTTTTTGGTTAAATCCATTCTGCCACCTGATTTTCTTCATCAAACTGCAAACGGCCATCCCCGATAAACATCGGTTTCACGTCTTTTGCACCTGGAATAACAGGCTTTTCAAAGCTTTGCTTTTCTGGTTTCGTTGGTTGCGGAGCTTGCACTATTATTTTCGACTTGCTTTGCTCAAATGCGGTAAGTCGTTTCTCGTGGTTCATCAGCTGTAAATGAACCCGGTAAAAACCATAAACAAATGCAATTTGGATAAAGAAAAATAGTGCTATCATTGCTCCACTTTTTGCAAGGTTTGCTCAAGCACGCCGGGCTGGTCTTCCATTTTTTCAATTGCTTGGTTTGCCTCCCATTTATGTAGGAGTGCTTTAATCGCCTGGTTTGCTGTGGTATTAATTCCCCTTTGAGACTGCAAGAATCCCACAACCTCCATTAATCGGGTGTGAGTTGCCTCGGTTAAGGCTATGCTTTTCTTTTTGTTTGAATCATTGTTTGCCATCCTCAACCGCTTTTAGCAAGTCCAAAATAAATTCAGCCTCTAAAACAGAAACTAAAACGCCTTCCTCATCTCTCCAAGAGATCGCGGCTTTATTCCCCCCGCACTTTTTGATGTAGGAGCTTTCGCGTTCTATGTCTTCCGATAGCCTTTTGATCAACTTTTTAACATCCATCACATTCATTTTAAAAAACCGGGCGCACAACCCGGCCTACATCAGTAGTATGAAAAAACTGTAAACTCTGCGATTCAAAGGTACAAACTATTTTTATATTTTTTATATTTTTATCGGGAAAAGTTTGTAGGTTTGAAAAATAGCTTTAACTTTGCAACATAATCAGGCCCCAAAGGGGTAATTGCCGGAGAGTTGAGTCAAAGGATTTACCCCGATGTAGGCCGGGAAAATTGATTTTTTGAATTTATTTTATATCTTTGTAGTAAATACGATTGGATGTGGAACCCCTACCGTATTTTCTTTATGGGATTATAGTTACAAGAATGCCTGTCGGTTCCACAACTTTAGACGGGCATTTTCTTTTTTTGTACTTTTGTAACTCAACCATAAAGACAATGAACAACATTCGTAGCAACATCAAGCGCGACTTCACGACCATTCCAAACGCGCTTATCAACGACAACGAACTTACCGACCGTGCGCGGTTTCTCTTTTGCTACATGGCAGCCAAGCCGGACGATTGGAAGTTCTACCAAAACAAGATTTCCAAAGACCTTAAATTGTCGATTGAGACTATCCGAAAATACATTTCAGAGCTTGACGAAAGCGGCTGGTTATCACGTGAATTGGTACGCAGTGAAGGTAAATTTGATTCGTACGATTACACTTTGAACAACTCACCATGTAGGAAAAATACCGACACGGTAAAAAACCGACACGGTAAAAAACCGACACGGGAAAATTTGGTACTTACTAATGAAATACCTTTACAAAAAAATAACATTACAAATAAAGAAGAAAACAAAGTAGTCGAATTGCATTCGACCGTCACCCTTGTTGATGAAGTAGATGAAACAATGGTTGAAATTCACCACGTACCTGAATACTTCGATACCGAACAAAAAAAGCCAAAAGAAAAAGTGGCGCAAAAAAGAAAAGGTAAAGAAACTACCGCCGAGGAAATGGACTTGGTTTTTCAAGTCGTCCAATACCTGAACGAAAAAACCGAACAATCATTCCAGACCGGCGGCGAAAAAACCAAACTGCTGATCCTTGCCCGTCACCACGGCGACAAGTGGAATTTGGACGACTTCAAAACCGTAATCGACCACAAGAAAAGCGAGTGGTTTCCAAAGGACAATTTGCGCCAATACTTGCGCCCTTCTACCCTGTTTGCAGCGGGTCACGCTGAGGAATATTTACAGGCCGCGAAGCTCTGGAAGAAAAAGCCCGTTGCAACATCGCCGGGGGTTGTGCCGCTGTATCGACAGGAGAATTATCAAAATGTGGATAAATCAAAGTTTAAATTTTAAGTTATGCACAATTTTCCATACCGATGGACTTTAGCGGACGCAGTTTTTACCAAAGACAAAGGGAAGATTTTTTCTTGCTTTGCGTGTGGTGGAGGCTCTACAATGGGGTATAAGTTGGCCGGGTTTGATGTGATTGGGTGTAATGAAATTGACCCAAAAATGATGGATGCTTACAAGGCAAACCACAACCCCAAATTTGCATTCCTTGAACCTATCCAGACTTTCAAACTTAGAAAGGATTTGCCCTGTGAATTATATGAACTTGATATTTTGGATGGTTCACCCCCATGCAGTAGCTTTTCAATGGCCGGGAACCGAGAAAAGGATTGGGGAAAAGAAAAGAAGTTTAGAGAGGGGCAAGCTTTACAGGTTCTTGACAACTTGTTTTTTGACTTCATTGACCTTGCTAAAGAATTGCAACCTAAAATTGTAGTAGCTGAAAACGTGAAAGGTTTATTGCAAGGTGGTGCAAAATCCTACGTGCGCCAGATTTACCGTGACTTTGATTTAGCTGGGTATTATTGCCAGCACTTTTTATTGGATGCTTCAATAATGGGTGTACCTCAACGACGGGAACGGGTTTTCTTTATTGCATTACGCAAAGACCTGGCCACTCCGTTTTTGAAGCAAGTGGATTTGTTTTGCATTCAACCGGAATTGAAAATGGAGTTTAAGGAAAATGAGATTCCATTTAAAGAGATTAGGCAAGAGCATGGCAATGAAGATGCAATTGGATTGAGTGAAATGATTGGGCATTATTGGAGATTAACAAACCCTGGTAATTCAATGAGTGAGAACCACCCAAAAGGCAGTTATTTTAATGAGGTGAAAACACACCCCAATAAAGTATTGCCAACAATTCGAGCAAATGGGTTGCCATATGACTACAAAGTTGAGCGGACCTTATTTAAAGATGAGGTTTTAATGGCTGGTACATACCCAATGGATTACAATTTTAAAAGCAATAAACCTGAATACCTCATTGGAATGTCCGTTCCCCCGGTCATGGTTGCGCAAATTGCAACGCAGATTTGGGAACAATGGCTATCAAAAATCAACTAACCATGCAAGACGAAAAAATAATTGACACCCGCACTGCTGAGGAAATCCTAGCAAGTACAAAGCTTTCTGGCAATTGGGGAAAGGATGCCTTTGGAAACAGTAACGCGGATTTTTCGGAAGAACTTGACGCGATCAAAGAGCGCTTTGATAATACCGAATGGCAACCAAAGCAACCCGAAAACCCCTTTTTGGCCGCATTGGAATGGCAGAAAGCGCGGGTTAATAAGTCTGCGATTCGGCATATCATGACTTACAACGACGCAAAGTATTTGTTTTTTGAGTTCTGGAAAATGTACCTGCCAGAAACGCAAGAGTTTTACCTGCACCCTGACAACAAAAAGACGGTTCAAAATATCCTGAAATGGGCAATTGGTGACCCTGAAAGTGAAATTGAACTGACCAAAAGTATTTGGCTATGGGGCGAAGTTGGAGCCGGGAAAAGCGTTTTTGCTTGTGCCTTGCGGGATTTCTTTGACTATCTGAGCGATGCAAATACAAAGCCCTACTTTGGCGGGAAAAAGTGGGATTTTGCAGATATGAATAGTTTGTTTATTACTGCCAAATTTGACCCGTCGGCGTTCAAAGTGCTGAACAGCCCTTACTCCTTGATCTTGGATGAACTCAAAGAACAGCACTTTATTATCAAGTTATTTGGGCAAGAACAAAAGATTATTGGCGATCTGATTAGCGCCCGGTATTCGGCTTGGAAGAAGTCAAATGTGCGGACGTTTGTAACTACTAACCTCCCCCCGTCTTTTACAAACGAGTTCCCTGTACTGGATGATCGGGAGGTTGATCGAATGGTTGAAATGTTTACCTCGATTGAGTGGCACGGATCAAGCTTGCGTAAAAACTAGGGCAATGCAAGTCACAAAACAATCAGCTTGGATTGAGGCTTTAGGCGTGACAAATGCCGCGTTTCTATCTGGCAAGTACGGAACGCTTTACACATGGGGAGATGTGCCAGTATACTGGTTTCTGTGGGCAACCGAGGCAAATTTACTGGAATGGGCAAAAGGCGAAAAACAAAAGCGGGTTGATGCCGCGATGATGGAAGCCAGGAATGAGGGGTTGAATGAGGAACAAGCCAAAGCCAGGGCGCAAGTTATCCAGCGCAAGCGGGCTATTTGGGATAAATTGATACAGCCAAGCAGACAATAGGAATTTTGAAGGTGATCTACCGTTTTGAAGATAATCGCAGCACGGGAGGAAAGGAACGCTGCATCGGCGGGTAGGGCTTAGGTTGGAAGATGCACAACACGAAGCCTATATTTCTAGCCCGTGCCTGTGATTTTTAAAATACCATTTTCGTGGTATGTTTTGATAAATTTAAAATGTCGACATTACATCAAAATCAAAACCATGAAAGACCAAATTATAAAAGTCATTGCGGAATATCTTAACAAAACAGAAGTCCCTAAAGAAAAATGGGACGGAACAGTAGGGTTTTTCCCCGCTGAATGGCCTTTGCCTATGTCTGTTATCGCCGCCGAGATTGCCGAAAAGTTACTCCCCATCGTAGGCGAAAAAGACTACCCTTATACCAATTTGTTTGACTATATGGTCATCGAGCACGGTTTGGCATTAACCAATACCGAGCTGGGTGACATCATCCATATTGCTCGCGGAAAATAAACGGGGAGCGCCACCCGTCGAGTAAGCGCAATTCTTTATTTTATTTTTGTTTGGGTAATTAATGGGTTAAAATTCGCGGCCGGGTTAGATCCTGGCCGCTTTTGTTTAATCCTGATCCTTTTAATCTTTGTAAGATGAGCCTAACCACCACAACTACCCCCTCCCCCGCATTCCTGGACATCTGGGGAAACGACGTTTGCATAGGCCAAGCCGTATGCGAGGAATCTGGTTTTTGGGTTTTTTACCCAAACGACAAACCCGGTTATTACGAATCACACACGCTTATTCATATCGCCGCACTATTAGACAGGCTGAATGCGCCGTATGAAAAGCAACTATTCGATTATTTCGATAAGTTGCCAAAGGGAATTGATACTGCGGAGCGGGATGATGAAACAGCATTTTAAAATACTATGTTTAGGGTATTTCGCACGTCGAAAAATAGGCCGATATTTGTAGGGAACAAAACAACAAACGACTATGAAAATCCTTGATTACTCTTTCCGCTCTAACGAGCAAATGGTTATGTTCTCAACTTCTGAGGCAAAACCAAATCCAAACGTTTACGAATTCAGCCCCACCCCGGCGCAAATCATCGAGGCTGGGATTGGATTACAAATTATTGATGCTGATGACTACGACGACGGCACACGCGGACAGGAGTTGCGCGTTGGCGTTGATGTTTTTGGCACCGACAAAATCCGTTACTTTTCATACAAGGAAGTCATTGATTTTCTTGGAGGCGAGGCAATGGAGTGTATTGCTTATCACCTTGCTAAAAAGGAGTGGCAGCGCATTTGCAAAGAAGAGAACGCCCTAGTTGAAACCTTAATCTAAACTTCCCCCACCGGACTATGCGCACCAAATACGGTGCGCTGGTTCTGGGGGGTAAAAACAAACAACATGGCAAAGACCCATTGGAAAAAATTACACAACCCGGATTATCTGGGGGCTTACTCACTTGATACTCCGACTATGGTTGTTGAGATCAAACATGTTGAAAAAAAAGAAATTATTGGCGCTGAAGGGAAAAAAGATGAAGCTATTGTGGCTCATCTTGTTGGACAAAAACCAATGATTTTAAACGCTACTAATTGTAAAACAATTGCCAGCCTTTACGGCAACTACATCGAGGATTGGGCTGGCAAAAGGATTACGTTGTTTATTGCGAATGTGAAGGCTTACGGCACTACTGTCGAAGCGTTGCGAGTTGAATCAAAAGTTCCAAAATCTGGGCTGCCTGAATTAACTCCATCGCACCCACAATGGGAAAAAGCAAAAGCATCTGTGCAAAACGGGTTTACCGTCGAACAAATCCGGGCAAAATATCAAGTTTCACCCGAAAACGAAAAGTTGCTATGTTCAAAATAAGATCCTCTTCAATTGGGCATATTATGGCCTACCCCGATAAACCAGAACTTCCAAAAGGTGCAGAAACGCACCTAAGAAACTGGTCAAAATCAAAGCTTTACGGCCGGTCAAAAGAGATCGGCTCAAAGTATCTCACAAAGGGCAACAAAGTCGAAGAGCAGGCAATTGATTTGCTTGCTGAATACATGGGCGAAGGGTTTTTGTTTAAAAATGAAGAGCATTTTGAAGACGATCACATTACCGGAATGCCCGACGTTTTGCGCTCAGATCGGGTAATTGAAATCAAATCGCCTTGGGATTGGTCAACTTTTCCAGCATTTGAGCAGAAAATACCCGAATCAAACTACTGGTGGCAATGTCAGGGCTACATGGCCTTAACTGGAAAGGATTTTGCACAATTGTGCTATGTACTTTGTGATACACCGGAAGAACAAATACAGAAAGAGGCAAAATGGAAAGCCTACGAACTTGGTTGCGACATCGACGACATTATTGAACAGATTGAACAGGCGATGACGTATTCAGACATACAGATTGAAAGCCGGATCAAGATATTCGACATCAAGCGTGACGAAAAAGCAATTGAGAGCATACGTAGACGGGTTGAATCCTGCCGGGTGTTTTTATCCCAATTGCAATACTAAGCTAATCAGTCGTTTGTTTCCCGGTAGTCACGGCTGCCGCGCTTTTTAAAACCTTTCAAACCAAAACAATGATACTAACAATCATTTTTAGCATCGCCCTGGATACGCTTCCAGTGCAGCCAATCCGGGTTCTTTTACCACGCCCGGTGAAAAGCCAAACCGTAAAACCAAAGCAACCAAAACATGATGTACGGACCATGCAGAAAATGCGGTAAGCCCGCAATTGGGAGCTACTACGGTGGCTCTCCTGGCCTTTGCTACGATCATTTTCAAGAAAGCAGAGGCCAAAGTAAAACCAAAAATGAGCAGGACGATCAGGATCAAATTGTTAAAAAAGCAAAAGAGCTTGCAGAAAGAACAGGGATAACCCTGCTGGAAGCAATTGCAATAATAAAAAAATAATGCTGTATTTAGATTGTGAGAGCGCAGGGTTGCGAGGTGATATTTTTGCCGCTGCCTTAATTGACGATAACAAAATTTTGTTTGATGGTTTTTACCGTCACGAGGCTTTGGCTAAGTATCCGTGGCTCGCTCAAAACGTTGAGCCTAATTTAACTGGAACTGAATACCCAACGATTCAAGCCTTTCAACTTGGTTTTGCTGATGCTTGGAATGCACAAGAAAATCAGGCAGTTGTTTGTCATATGGGCGCACCAGTTGAAGCTAATTTCTTTCAGCAACTTTTTATGGCTGGATTTATGGCCCCATTTATGGGGCCATACCCAATGCACGATACCTCCACGCTTTTGCAAAAAGCCGGATTTGATCCAACAAGTGAATTAAATTACTGCAAAGCAAAAGGGCTTGAATTGCCCGAAGGCAAACCACATTCCGCGCTATTTGATGCACAAGTAACCAGACTGGTTTGGAATCAATTTTAATGGCTGGATTCATTTACAAAACAATGACAAAGACAAAAATCACAAAACTAGCAATGCAGATCGCCGAATTTTGGGCAGGGTTGCTCCTGTTGTGGTTGCTCGTTAAAAATCTGCTGCCATGAAAGAGCTATTGTACTATTCCAGTGTTTCCGATACCGGAAAAATCAGCGTTCCCCGGCGCATGGAAAAAGAAGTTGGCGAAAAATTCAGAGGTCAAAAGGTTGAAATCATTTTTCGCAAGAAGAAGAAACACAGATCAACTGAGCAAAACGCCTATTATTGGGGGGTTGTCGTTCCGTATGTTCTGGAAGCATTTATCGACCTAGGCAATGGCAATTTACAGGCGGGCAATCCTGAACACGCACAATTGATACATGACTTTTTAAAGCGTCGTTGCTTGCCATCGCGCAAAGTTTGCGACGCTAACCAAGAGTTAGTAGAACTTACACCAAGTACTACCGACCTAACCACTACCGAAATGATGGAATATATTGAAAGGGTTTGTTTGTTTGCTGCTGAGTCGCTTAACGTGGCTATACCGCAGCCAAATGAGCAGATGCGGATTTTTGAATAATTCAATATTGAGTTATGAGGATTGAACTTGATTTGCAAAGCCCATACAACCCAGATAGTACACCGCGAAAAGACTTACCAACAGGCGAAGTTTTGGCTTGGGATGGAAAAGAGTGGTGTAATGGATTTTTAGAACGAATTGCTTATGGTAAAGTTGGGCTAGTTGATGATAAAAAGGATTTTGTATTACTTCACAACGTGCTGCGGTTTGCACTGCTGCCAACAATAATTGAATAAGATGGAACTTAAGTATTTCAAACTTTCAGAGTTCGACGCAAAAGACGCGAACGGAAAGAAAATTGCTGGCACTGGTGGCCAAATGCGGGCATCTACCCTTGTCAAGTGCGACGCATTGCGCGAAGCATACGGTAAGCCTTTAATTGTCGCCTCCGGCATTCGTACCCCTGAGCGCAATAAGCAAGTAGGGGGGGTGAAAAACTCTAGCCACTTGCTAGGCTATGCAGTGGACTGGAAAGATATTTCAGACAGTGAATTGATTGCTTTCTTGGATGCTGCCTGGGCTGCTGGTTTTCGGCGGTTTGGTATTATGGCGCTAGGAATACATACAGATGATGACCCAACGAAAAGCAGTCCATCAATGTGGGATTACCCTAGTACAACGTCTCGCTCACGCTGGCAAGCTGCTAAAATTTGGTTTAACGAGAAATTATAAAAATTATGAAAAAACCACAAAAAGAAGAATACGGATGGAACGAGGAAACCGGATGGATGCTTGGCAGCAAGGCTAAATTTAAATCCGCTATCAAGACATGGGAAATTGCTAGGCCAAAAGGAAAGGTTCGTGTTAGGCCAATCCACAAAAGCTGGAATGAGATCCTAAAGCACTTCGACTCATCCAACCCACAAAGAAGCCAAGGCGCATTTTGCCGGTGGGCAAATATTAACCCGGCTTCGTTTAGCTCGAAGAAAGTGAAGCCGTTGCAGGATGAAATGAAATGGCGCATAGAAGAATGGTATTTAGGTGCACAACATTTAGGCAATGAGTAGAGCGAACCAAATTACAAAGGCCATTTTCGATCAAGTTGCTAGCCAAGGTTGTAAGATTTGGCGCAACAACGTAGTAGGGATTTTTGATAGTGCCGCTGCATTGCGCAAGATTTGGAATCTTGTCCAGTCTGGTAAAGTCACTACGGCAGAATTGAAAAAGGCTTTACAATCGAGCTACCGCACATCGCACGAACAGCTTGGAGCTACGGACGGAATTGGATACACAAAGCATGGTATATTTATTGCCATTGAAATAAAAGCCAAAGGCGATAAACTAGACAAGGACGGCGGATTTAACCAAGAGAACTTTTTGAAAGAGGTTGGCCAAAAAGGCGGGATCTCTTTTATCGTTGCCGAAGAACCGAAAAAAATAAAGCTTCGCGTTCTTGGTTCAAGTCAGCACATTACGATTTGCCACCCTGACGATTTCTTGCGCCTGTTTAGGTTGCGATTAGATGAACCATTTTAAACCAAATCACATGGAAACAATATTTTGCATCGCCCTTTGCTTGGCAGTAGCTTTTATCTTGTACCAAAAATCTGAGGAATGAGCGACTACGTAACAGAAAAAGACCTTCACAATTGGGACACTATGCGCCAAGCGGGTAAAGCCTACAATAAGAGCGAAGCCAAGGCAAAGCTAAAAGAACGCGCACCAAAGGTCACCACGCCAAAACAAGAGAAGAAAGAGGCGAAGATAGCCAAAGAGCTACAACAACCCGCTACGGCGCTCCCCATACGGCGCACAGCAAAAGATTACGCTGTTGTTGAAACTGCGACGGCGGTACAAATTGCGCTTTCGATTTTAACCACACACTACCGCTACAACCTGAGTAATAAGGAAACAGCGCAAGATCGGACGCATTACCGTGCTGGTTGGCATACGTTTTGCCGACTCATCCAGCACTTGAAGCCTGGGTATAATATCCAAGAGGTTCACAACTGTATCAACGTGACCAACGCGCCCCGGCTTGAGATCTTTGAATCCATGTTTTTGAATGTGCTGGAACTCTGCCCGCATCCAGATGATGAGCTACGGCAATTGATTTTGAGTTTTTCATAGTATCTATGTATTGCAAAGCCCGGCGCTGAATTAACAGGCCGGGCTTTTTTGTTGGGGTTGGTTGGGGTTATTCTAGTTGGGGTTCGTTCAAGAAATCCACAAGCTCCCTAGCAAGATCCTGATTTGTTTGTGCATAACTCCAATAGTTTTGGAGCAAGTCTTCCATTTCAAACCGGATTTTAGCCAGTTGGTTGTAAGCTTCGCACAATGCCCAGAGGTTGCAATACATTTTCATGCTCCATAATGCGCCTAGATTGCCCTCTGAATATGCTGTTTTGAATTTCGCGGACGTGAAGACTGCATTAAAATAGCGTCGCGCCTCTGCCCGAATGTGCGAACGGTTCATCTCTTTGGCTTGCTTCCAACCTAGCAATAAAACGGGAATTGTTTGCTCAGTGGCTTTAGTTGGAGCAGAAAGCACAGTATTCATTTGCTCCCATCCAGAATCAATCAGCTTTTTTTCGACATACTGGTTTACTTGCTGCTTTACCGCGTCCGGTACTTTTGCGGCTGCTTGCTGGATCTTTCCGGGTTGAGGCAACTGTTCGACTTTTTCGATAGGTTGGG